ATATGATTTGTGTAAAGTAAGCGAAAGGATTACTTGATTTAGCAGGATCAAAATTATCTAGGTATTGTAGACAGTTTTCGATACCATCACTAACCATATCGTCTCTAAATGTATAATTTATAAAGTTAGGTCTATATGATAAATGATTTGCTATCTTTAAAAAACAACTACCAATATAATTAGTTACTGGTGGTTTATCTTTCTTTTCTCTTTTTGCTTTGTTTACACTTTTTTTGTAGGCTTTCATAGCCTCTAAAAACTCTTTGTTATTAACGTAATGTTCTTTTTTTGCTGCCATAATTATAATATACTAGGTATCCTCTTTTTTGTCAATGTTTTAAGCTCAAAATCAGCGTTGACTTTTTCATAACTTTGTGTTACAATGAGCTTGTTGAGCGATCAGAGGAATAGAGTCTATTAGTGTAGAGTCTTTTTAGGAATAAACTCATCATCTTCAAACTCATCAAATATTTCATTAACTCTATCATTATCTTCATCACTCAATCTTTCTCTTTTAAATGACGCAGGTTTCTCTTTTTGCGCCAAAGGTTCTGATTTATCATAGTTTGTCATCATATGGTTATAGCTTTTAGTCATATCAGTATTTGCATTTACAATAGTCATTATCTTATCTTTTGGAATAGTTAAAATAAAATCTTTAGTGTATGGGCTCCATTTGATAAGAGCTACATAATCTTTTAATCCCTGAGCTGTAAACTGTGGAATATATTTAACTTGTAGTGGTTTTGAAAGTCTTAATAAAGGCGACTTATCACCTAGTTGTTGCGCAGGTAATGTACATACAATATCATCACCATTGATTAACTTGATAATCTTAATCGGATTTGGTTGTGTTTTTGCTACCATTGATTAACTCCACGTTATGGATTTCGTAATTAAAATCTTCGCCATTGTATATATTTATTCTTTCTTTAAAGTGTTGTAACGTATAATTCTCTTTTCCATTATAAGATATATCATCTGCTATATCATATAAAGTTGCTGCGCTGTTATTATCTTTTAATCTTAATCCTCTACCAATAGATTGTAAGTTTCTTATCCTAGATTTAGAAGGACTAGCGAAAATAATGTTATGCAAGTTCCGTATATTAATGCCCGTAGAGAAAGTCCCATAACTCGCCACGATAATAGCGTTGTCAGATTTTTCTGTGATTTCTCTAATTTTTTCTCGTTGTTCAGCATCAACTCCTCCAAAGACATAGAAGACTTGTTTGTCTGTTGCTCTGTCTCGTATAGTTTCATATAAATGCTTTCCGTGTTTTTCTACATATTGAAATAAACATAGTGTATTCCCATTTAGCGAAGTCGCCAAGTTTCTTATATATTTATTTCTCTTTTCATTAGACACCAAATAATCCATTTCTTCTTGGTATGTCTTATCTTTTAAGAAGTGTCTAGCTATTTTATCGTGCTGTAATATTAGACACATAATTTTTAGTTCGGCTAATTGTTCTCTTTCTATTAGTTCACTTGTAGATACCACTTTATTAACAGCACCAAACAAACCCTCTAATACAAGTTTGTGTGTTTTACTACCATCAAGTGTTCCTGTCAAACCAACTCTATATTTTGTCTTTTCTAATTTTGTCATCAATTTTGTGAGCGACACAGATTTAAATAAGTGAGCTTCATCACCTATTATCATACCAAAATCACTAAACCATTTCTTTGGTAAATTATAGACAGATTGCCAAGTAGATATTATAACTCTTTTACTTGTTTCTTTTTCATGGCCTTGATATATTCTATGTACGTTTCTTTCACTATTATAACCATAATCTTTAAAGTCTTTAAATAACTGCTCTACAAGCGATGTAGTGGGCACTATAATAAGGATTTTGTCTTGTTTAGTATCTTTTAGTCGTAATAAATTAAATATTAACATGAGATAGATTATAAGAGATTTACCACTAGCTGTGGGTGATACAAGTAAACATCTATTTTTTTCAACAGAATATCTAAAAGCTTCTCTTTGATAATCTCTAACTTCATGTGGTAATTTAAGTGCTTTGATTAGATTATCTAGTTTTGTTTCATCAACATTTGTTTCTTGTATCTTTGTACCATCTACAACGTGTATATCATTTTCTTTACACCAATTTTTTATGTAAGGATAAAGACCAGCATATATTTTACCAGTCGCATATGAGAATAATCTAATCTTACCATCCCAAACTCTATTACGATATTGAGGCATAAACTTATAGCCTGGTACTTCAAATGTAAAATACTCACCAAGTTCTCTACGAATATCAGCCTCAGCTTCTATTTTAAGATGTACTTCGTTTATTTTATCTATGATTAGGTATCGGGTGGTTGTCATTTTTAGATAGCGCCACTAGTAAATTTCCTCCAGTCAATAGCGTTTTTAATTTGAAAACCACGATTTGATATTTGTTTGATTGTTCTATCTAAAAAATCTACGACTGTTTGTATATAATCTACTTTTTGTTTATACTTGGCTAGTTCAGGATCTGAATCCAGATACTTGTCAACATCTGTTTTTAATATTTTTAAATTAAAAGGTTTAAGAGCATATACTTCTGCTGGTGCTTTACCAGTATAGTATTCCCACTTTTGTTTTCTTTGTGTGTAATATTCTATTTGTGCTTTACTTAACAGTAGTTTAAACTTTGTTAAGTGTTTTAAAAATTCGTTGTGTAATTGAGGTGTCTTTAATGATTCTAAATCTAACTCTGTATCGTTAATTTTTAGTTTCTTATCAGCCAAATCTTGTAATTGTTCTAAATCCATAATAACTCCATAATATATAGTATACCACAAAAACTTTATTTTGTAAAGTCTATGATGTGGTTACTTGCGTTGTTGATGACCCTACATTCGCAAAATCATATATTGTATAACTAAATGATACTGTCGCTGTTAGATAATCTACATCAGCGGCCTGTTGATTATATTGTAAACCAGTAAGACCAGTAGGATATAAATCTCTAAATCTTACTTCTACTTGTGCGTTGTTTTTACTAGACAATACAGTAAGTGTTGCGTCAGATAGTGTTGGTCCTGCATCTGTTGCAGCAAATTTTGTTTTACCAGCTTCTGTGGATATGTTTGATGCATTTCTAGTAGGAAATCTATCATTACCTGAAGTAAGTAAATTTCTAAATTCAACGTGGTCTCTAGGAAATCCTAATCCTACTAACCAACCATGTATCTCTTGGAAGTTCTCTAAATTCTCATCAACTAAAAAAGTCATTTGTAATGGCTCGTAAGTTAGCTTGTCGCCAGGAATAGGTATGTTCTTTAGTGATGTCGCTTGTACTGCGTCACCTAGACTAATACCTGGTACATTTACTGAAGTACAAAAATATTCTACTTTAGGTAATTTAAGAATACTAAATTTAAACTGTGTAGGACTAGCGTAATCTAGTTTTGTAGGTTGTCTTAATAGTGAGTTTGTAACAGTCATAATACTATTTAGTCGTGTCCTTATCCACCTCTTCCCAGTCCTTTTCAGTGGCAAGTTTTTCTAACTCTTTTTCCTTTTCAGTAAGTATTTTTTGATGTGTTTGTACTTTTTTTATTTCTTCTTCTATAAACTCTAATTGATTTTTCTTATTAGGAAATAGTAATAGTGACACTGTTAGTATACCAGCAGCGATTGAGAAAATCCAAAGATATTTTTTTAGCACGTCTTTCATATTAGTATTTAGTAGAAATAAAAAAGGCGACCATAAAGATCGCCTTTTTTGATATTGGTATAACCCAAATATTACATAATGTTCGTTACTTGAACACGTCTGTAGTATCTGTTAGAGTTAGCAGAACCAGCATTTTCAACTGCAGAAACTGCACCTGAAGCCGCACCAGTTTCAGCAAACGGGTTAGCAATTAAGCCATATCTCGTTTTGAAACCGATTTTTGGTTGGAACGTATCTTGTCCAACTGCTCTAACCATTTGTAGAGGTACATACGGACAATAGAACATACCAGCATCGTAAGGTGAAGTACCTTTGTAACCTACTACGAAGTAGTGTTTAGCTGTGTTGTTCGCACTGTACGGATCAATGTACACTTTGAATCTACCGTTTAATACACCAGCAAAAGTATTACCTGTGTCGTCAACGTTTAGGTTATTGTTTAATGCAGGAGCATAGTCAAGTACACCAGCCATTTGTAACGCAGAGGCAACATCTGAAGAACAGATAATCATGTTACCTTTTCCTCTTCTTGTTCTCTGTGCGATAACGTTAGCTTCTCTTTCTACTTGGAACATAAGACCTTTGAATCTCTCAACTGACCATCTTCCGTTTGAGTCTGTATCTAAATCAAAGATACCCTCTGTAGTAGTGTTTACTGTACCTGTATTAGCAGATGCACCTTTTTCAGCATTGATGTAAACTGATCTAACAACTTCTCTGTTGATTTCCGCAAGGATCTCAGCAGATAAAATGTTTGCTAATTCAGTCTCAGCATCTAAACCGTGGATTGCTTTTAAGTCTTGAGCAAGTTCCATAGTGTATTCTGCTTTAAGAGCTCTTGATCTAGCAGTTACTGTAGTTTTCTCAATTGAGAAAGCCATTTCAGCAAATGCGTTGTTTGAAGAATCTCCTAATGCTTCAGCAGTACCTGTTGTCATTGCTTCACCTTTAGTGAATGAACCAGCCGGACTATCGTTTAAGATAGCTGGGTTAGTTCCAGCGTGACCACCTGCAGTTTGACCTGAAGTTGAATCACCAGCAGCGTTTCTTGCTGAGAAATCAGAATCAGCTTCATCAAATAGCGCTTCGTTTCCTGTAGCGTTAGTATATCTACTTCTCATTGCGAAGATCAGTCCAGTTGGACCAGTCATAGGTTGTACACCCGCAATGTCATAAGCAATCAAATTAGGCATTGCTCTTCTAACAAGTGAAATTAAAATTGGATCCCAATTTGAAGTTCCACCAGTATTGTTAGTAGGCGCTGCTTCGTTTAAGAAAGCATTGTCTTCTTTTTGTGCTCTTTCTTGGTTTTCCAAGATAGTAGCTGTAACGGCACGTCTGTAAGAGTCTCCGATTTTTGGTAAATCAGGGTGCTCTAGGACTGGCTGCCATTTCTTTTCGTAAGTTTCAGATAAATACATTGTATTTTTCTCCCTCTATATTATTATTTTGACAACTTAATGTCTTTTGTTTTACTTATAGCGGCGCTATAAGCAGCCATGCTGTTTGTTAAATCTGCAGGTTCTACTGTAGATCCATCGCTTACCGCCACATCATCTATATCATTAGATTTAGCTTCTTTTTTACCAAAGTAAGACTCTTTAATTGTCTTAACTTTAGTAGTGAAGTCTTCCTCGTTTGAATACTCAACTTCTTCTGCAAGTTTGTTAAACTTTTCTTTTTCAACGTCAGTTAAATCAGAAGATACAGCTTTCGCTATGTCTTCTCTTTTTAACTCACCATTTGATTTGTTAAGTTCAACATTCTTTTCAATTTCTTCGTTAAGTTTCTTCTCAAGGTCTTCAATTTTAGAAGCTTGATCTTCAAGCACATTATATTTTTCATCTGGGACATCAATATAGTGGTCTTCAAATAACTTTTTAAGTCCACCAATAAAGTCCTCAGCAATTTCGCCTTTAATACCTCTTTCAATAGCGATCTTGTTTTCTTGCATCCATTCCTCAACAACGTAGTTTAGGTATGAGTCTACTTTTTCAACAAGCTCAGCTTTTTGAGTTTCAGTATCTTCTTTTAATTTAGTTTCGTACTCGCCTTGTAATCTTTGAGATTCTTCTTTTACTTTTGCTTTAATCGCAGTTTCAAAAATTGTCGCAGCTTTCTGTTTAAACTCTTCAGATAAGTCAGCATCTCCAACTAGCGCATCAACTTCTTCTTTGTAACCAGCTTTCATTGGTTCCTTTTTCTTGTCGTTGTCGTGCATCATTTCGGATTTTTCTTCTTTATCGTCAGGAGTTTTTTCTGTTTCTTTAGAGCCCTCTTTTAGTTTTGGCATTGCATCAGCAGCACCTTGACTTTTTTGTTGAGCATCACCAGTAACAGGTTTTGTAGATTTTGAAGCATCTGGATTGCTGTCTGTTGGTTTAACAACAGCCGCACCTAAATCTTCCGCATCATTTTTTAAATGCGTAGGTTCAGCCGCTACAGCGCCTTTCTTCGGTGCATCAGCTTGCGGGTTTACACTCGCTTCGCTAACTTCCTGTTCCATTGCCTCAATTTTCTTATCTGTTTCGGCCATTGAAATCTCCCTTATAAAAATAAACGTTTATTTTTTGTTTGTTATAGGATATTTATAAGATTATAGCTTTTCAAGGAAGCTTTTAAAGATATTTACTTTTTTTTCTTCTAAACTTCTTTTTCTCGCCTTATAAATTTCCATTTTCCACGCCTCAATATCTTTTTCTATTAAGACACCATTATCCCAAACCCATTCTTTACCTTCCATGATACCTTCTACGAAAGCGTCAGGGGCTGACGGATCAGCGACAATGTCGGCAGCAGTTGCTAAATAAAAGTCATCTTTTACATAGTTGAAACCACCACGCTGTACTAATGAACCCATACCTCTACTAGACACTCCAAGTTGAGCGCCTTCGTCAATAAGACCTTTTACAATCTTACCATAAGGTGTATTCATTATTTTTGCTTCACCAATAAAATTTCTATCTTCTGGATAGAGTTTCGTAATCATATGCGATACTCTTTCTAGGTTAACAGTTGGTCCGTCAGGATGCCCTAACTCTCCAAATGCTCTTTTTTTATTGATAAATTCTTGGTTATATCTTTTTACTTCTTTGTTTAACACCTCTTTAGGGTAAACTCTTCCATTTCTATTTTTTATATCACTCTGTAAAAAAATACCTCTGATTTTGTAATCTTTTTTACCGTTGTCTTTTTCTTCAACGATATATTCGGCGTTGTTTATTTCTTCGGAAATTAGTTTCATAAATTCTCTCTCTTTACGTTATATATTTATACAATTTTTTATCTAAACTCTATAATTATTGTATAATTATCGCCACTAGCAAAGTTTTTAGTAGATAGTAAAACATCGCCAGTAGGAGTTCCAGCATTGTTTGGAATACTATTACCATCTGTTCTAAAGTCCATAAAACCATTACCAGATAACAATAAAGCAGTCGCATTTGTTGTACCATCCCATATCAACTCTACGCCTGATTTACTATCTGATGTATTGATAGAGTAATATACTCTTGCAATAGTTCTATTACCATCTTCACTCATAAAAGTAAGTTCAGATGCATCTATTTTTTTAACTAAAGTCTCGCCAGTACCATCGGAAAAATTTGTAAGTTTTGCTACAAATTTGACACCTGAAGTATCTGCTATTGTTTGTGTTGTTACTGTGTCAGCCATTAACTTGTATATCCTGATTCTTTTTGTGCCTCTATTACTACATTATAACTTGTAACATCAGAGTCGCTTGTTAGTAAAATATCACCTATTGCATCTTTAATTCTATCTTCACTTGGTTTCAATCCGTAGTTTCCTCTACCCGTAATCTCTACCTTTTTTTCTATATCGTTTTTAAAAAATATTGTACACTTACCAGTGCCTAATATTTCATAATGTATATCTGCGATTGAAACTTTTGGTTCCGAAGTCGCATTATTTGAATTTACAACATCTACCAAAGTCTGTTCGTCTTCACTTCCAACTCCATTCGCTTTAACTATAATGTTAAAACTATTATCCGTTAGCTTGGTAGCCGTAATCATAATTAACTTCTTGGTGAACCTACAGCTGATGCGTGACCATTCGCCATTGTAATTTTATCATCTGGTGCTTTTTCAATAATTACTGTGTCGCCTGCTGTATGTAAATATACTTGACCTAATACTGTACTATCTAAACTTCTTATTTCAATAGTTTGTGTAGCACCAGTTGCTGTACATCTAACAAAATGAGCACGATCAATATCATTAAGTGATGGATTGTTTACCACATTACCTTTTGCTATTACTGTTGACATTATTTGTCCTCTCCTAATTTTTCAATTACTTCTTTATCAAAGTAATCTTCTATTTGTTTAACTTCTAAATTATGTAGAGCAGCAACTTCTTTAATTGCGCTTTCAAATCTTTCTACAATGTTACCTTTCGCTTGTTCATAAAACGAAAAAACATCTTTAACTGCGTCTTTCATGTTCGGCGAAAGACTATTGTAAGTATTAGAATCTATTAAAAGATTCTGTTTAACTATTTGGCTGACCTGCATTTACATCTACTCCTACCATGGTATCTGCTGTACCGTCTATTTCTAATTCAGCTTTTCCATCATTTTCAGTAGTATCAACTATACGACCTTCTTTATCAAAAGTTCCTGGATCAGCTATTTCAGGTTTAGGGTCACTATGTGCCTCTGCTTCAGGTATAGGGTTATCTATTTTATTAAATAAATTACCAGCCATATCTTTTCTATGATTATCTAAAGTTTGACCAACCTTAACTCTTAAAGCATCTTTAAATGCTTCACCAGCACCAGCGTTATCGCCTACCGCAAGTTTGTCAATAAAATTTTTAGTTTCTTCACTCATTATTTTTTCTCCTCAGTTACTTGAGCCATGGGGTTTTGAATAATACCATCATCAATTTCTTTTTTAATTTGTTTATCCATTTCTTCCATTTCTCTATCGTTTTGTTTTAAAACATTTTTTCTTATATATTGTACAGAATAAAACTTACCAACATAGTCTCTCATTTCATTTGCTAATGCTAATCTTTCTCTTTGAAGTTCAGCGTTTTTTAGTTCAGCAAAGTGTCCATCCTGTATGAAATCATACATTATACAGTCTTTAACTATGTGCCAGTCTTGTTCAGCTATGACACCTTTTAACACCAACTGTGTTCTCATAATGTCATTAAACAATTCTGTAAATTTCTTTCTCAGTCTTTGTACAAACTTTGTAAATTTAAGTTCATCTCTAGTAATCTCACTCGCTCTACCCATATTAAAACCTTGTGAGCTTTCTAATCTACTAACAGGAACATTTAGAGAACGATATAGTTTTGCTCTAAAGTATTCTACATCTGTCATTTCGCCTAGGTTTTGACCACCTGGTAAAGTAGTAATATCTGTTCCTCTACCACCTTCTCTACTTGGTAACCAAAAGTCTTCTAGCATTGACATATAGTTTCTATCGTCTCTTATCTCACCAGTACCAGCGTCATATACAAGTTTGTTTCTATATCTTGCCATAACGTCTCTTAGGTATTGTTCAGCTTTCGCTTTTGGTAAGTTACCTACGTCAATTTTAAATATTCTTCTTTCAGGCGCTCTAGCAATTCTATAAATCACCACTGCGTCCTCAATCATTCTTAATTGATTAGTGGGTTTAATCGCTTTGTGTAAGTATGATAAGACCATGTTTTTGTTTTGATCTATGATACCTGACGGACAAAATGCGATTGTATCTGGCGCTATCTTAACACCTGATTGTCCAGTTGTACCAGATAACCCTCTTTCATTAAATAAAAAGTATTCAACATACTCATCTACAACAGCTAGACTATTTAAAGCTGATGGACTAGGTACATCAGGTCTTTTCTTTCTAACTTCTCTTATCTTTTTAATCTTTCTAGGATCAATATATTTTAATTCTGTTATACCCTTTTTAGGGTTGTCTCTATCAATAATCTTTTGATAGAATATTCTACCATCCACATACCATCTTCTGAATATGTCATGGCCTTTTGTATTGAAGTTCATTAATCTTAAAACTTCCTGGAATTCGTCTTCTATTTTTCTTTGTATATCTCTGCCGTATGGTAAGTTATTAAAGATAACTCTTACTGCATCTTTCAATTCATTCGCAACAATACCCTCATTGACAATATCTTCTATCGCCATATCACACTCTGGGTGCATTGCTATTTCTCTATATCTACGGATAAGGTCTTGCTCTGTCTTCGCACTACCCTCCATATCCAAGTAAGACCCAAAGTGACCCCCTGCCGAAACAGTTTGAGTACCGTCTTCAGCCTGATTGGTTGTAAAACTTTGTTTTGGATCTGCTTGCTTTTTGAGTTTTGTAATACTAAACCCGAATAGTTCTGCCATAATTTATCTCCTATACTAATACTACTTATACTAGTTTTAAAAGAGGGGCCGAAGCCCCTCTAGTTTAAAAATTAAGTTGTAGTATTTGATTCAAAGTATTGGTAACTAAAAGTCACCTCAAACGTTTCAATCGCATCAGTAGTTTCGTAGTCTAGTGGTATACCACCTACAGCTGTCGGGAATGCTCCTCTCAACGTGTAAGATTTAATCGTATTACCATTTCTGTCTAAATGATCTATGAAAGCATCAACTTGATAGTCAACTGGGTTAGTTAAACCTTCGTTGTCAGTCATATTGTTAATACCGTTCTGCCATCTTTCAAACGCATTCTTCAGTCTGAAATTTGTATCATTGTAACAGGTTACAGTCCACGCATCTATTGTTCTATCTCCAGCAATCTTAATATCTCTACCTCTAAATTTAACATCTATGTTTCCAATATTCATAGCTGGTAATGAAGTAGCTTTACATAAGAAAGCCATATCTTCTATTTCGCCACCAACACTTGCGTAACCAGGAAAAGGCATTGTTACCTTAAACTGATTGGCTCTAGCGCCACCGCCAGCAAGTTTAGCTTTGAAGTCGTTAATGTTTGCCATTTTATTTCTCCTCTACTAACCTGCTACTTCGTCAAACGAAACGCCGGTTCTAGTTGCAACGAAAGATAATGTGATAAAGTTGATACTTCTAGCTGGTTTAATGAATATCTCAGCTATAAATTCATTTCTATCAATTACTTCGCCTGTGTTGTTAGTTTCATCACATACTACTAAAAAGTCTGTGATACCTCGTCTACCTTGTACTTCTCTTAGGAAAGGTTCTACAATGTTTCTAAAGTTCGCTCTTGTAAATTCATCATTGAATTCAAACAATTGGAATTTAGAAGCTGTAGCAATTGCCTTTTCTAATACAATAAACAATCTTCTTACGTTTATTCTATCAAAAGCACTTGGTGTAGTTAGACCTGTCTTATCGCCAAATAAGATTGTACCTTGACCTGGGAACGTAGCAACTGGGTTGATACGTGCTGGGTAAAGTATATCTCTTTGAGCTTTAGTTGGGTTGTATGCCAACTTAACTGCGCCTCTAACGATACCTCTGTTGAAACCAGCTGGTGAGAACCAACTATCAGCAACAGTATCTGTTCTAGCCGCAAGACCTGCTATATCACCATTTAATGGAACAAATCTATATACGTCAGAGTATCTGTCGTATTGGTATTTGTATCCACTATCAAATACAGCATATGAAGACGATCTAACAGTGTCAAAGAAACCTTTAACATTATTCGTCTGTGTATTTGAGTTAGTGATATTAACTACATCTGATCTTTGTGGTGAAGCAAATACAACTGCATCTTTTCTTTCTTCAGCAATTGTAATCAAGTTGTCAATGTGAGTTGAGCTACCTGAAGGACCAGCCATAATTAGACCAACGTCAACTGTTTCAGCATCTTGGAATTTTTCATATGCTGTTTTTAATTGACCGTCAGTTACTGTTGATCCGTTGTTACCACCAGATAATGATTCTAAACTGTTAGTATCTACAGCAGTGAAAGTTGTTCCACTTGCTGCGTTACCCCAGTTAGTACCAGTTGTTAAGTGATCCATCCAATAGATGTATTGTGATCTATTGTATATTACGTTTGGATAGTAGTTATCGTCTCCTTGTGGAGTTTTTGCATCTGACGCTTTAGAAAGACTAGAAAATGATTCTAATACTCTTCCTGGTTCGCCAGAAATTACACCGTCTTCGTCAACAACAACAATATGGAGTTCATCGCCTGAACCTGATCTAGCAGATACATACGCTGAAGTTCCAGGAGCTCTGTCAACTGACTCGTAATACTTCCATCTTCTTTTGATTTTACTATTGTCAGCGATTACTCTTTTCAATCCACCAGCACCTCTAGGGTGTTGAACGATTGTTAGAGTTTCACTTGTAATAGCTGTTATTCTATAAAAATCTCCGTCATCAAAGTCTTCAGTACTTGCTGTTGTAGAAAACTGAATAATATCGCCTACACTAAAATTACTTCCTTCATCAACTGCGATAGTAGTATTACCTACTGCGTTTGTTGTTGAATCTGAAGCAACTAATGAAGTAGATACTGATTCGTAAGCTGTCGCACTTGGACAAATAGATACTTGTAAACTATTTCCGTGTGTTCCAGCTGTTCTAGCAGCAAATGTACCTACTACTCCTTGACCTGTGGAGTAATTGTTTATGTAGTCATCAGTATTTTTAATCAATGTACTTGATCCGCTTGATGAAGCGTTTGCTAATGACGTTGTTTGGGCTCGTACTACTCTCAAAGCATTACTATATTGCAAGAAGTTAGACGCTGTGAAAAAATACTCAAAGTTAGTTGAAGTAGGTTTTCCGAACGTATCTACTAATTCTTGTTCACTAGAGATTGAAACAATCTCATCAACAGGACCTTTACCAAATTGACCCGCAACTGCACCAATACTAGTTGATACTGCTGGGATTATATTAGTTAAGTCTCTTTCTTGTACGAGAACACCAGGTGATACTTGAAATGCCATTGGTATATTCTCCTCTTTAATTAGCTAATTTATTGTTAATTTCAAAATTCGTAAGTTTTCTTACGTCCATAGTCAAACTTTTTATCATTGTAGATATTTATAATAACCCAAAAGTAGAGATTATTGTCCCTTTCTTACGACAGGATACCACTTTGTTCCATATTCGTCTATTGTGTCTTCATCGGTGATTTCATCAATCCCATTATCTACAAATCCAAAAGGCGCCATATCTTGTTCCATCAATTTTTGCTGTTCTTCATACATCTGATTTCTAATATTTGAATCTGATAATTCCTTAAAGTAAGGTTGATTAGATAACCAGCCAAATATAACTAGACACATAATCAAGTCATCATTACACCCCTCTTCTGCCTGCCATGAGTTACCTCTACGAGAAAAAGTGGACATTTCTTCAATTATGTTAAAGTCATTGATTAATAGTTTATCACCCTCCATAAGCGTCTTAAAATTCGCACAACCAACCTTTTTTATCTGTTTTGTCATTCTTATTCCTAATGACGTACCTCTACCTGAGAACATTGCTCCAAGTATTTGACCCGCCCTACCCTTTTGAGTAGTCATCAATATGTTAGGATATTCTAACTCATAGTGCATCGCCTCTGATATAGATTGACCTAAGTCATTGACTTCAACTAGTACATGTGCTTCATTATACGCCTTACAAGTTTGAGCCACTATGTTTGGAAATACAAATGGTTTGACTTCATTGTTTTTATAAGTCGCCACCACTTCATATAATATTTTACCATCTTTATTTTTAGTTACATCTAATATTATAAACGCAGAGTAATCTTTACCTGTACCTCTAGCTACGTCAACACATGCAACATATAATTTATCTTTATCAGGTCTCTTAAACATTCTTAAGCCACCTTTTGATTGAAGTGGGTCTATGTAAACCGTATTCTTAATTTTTGCTGGAGAGATTAATGTATCTACCGAACCTAAAAACTCACACTCAAACTCTTGTGAGAATTGTTCCTCACTTGTGTTTCTAATTGTCTTTTCTTTCCATGCCTGATCTCTACCAGGTACTTCTGACCAATGTACTTCAATAGGAATATAATCATTGTTCTTATTAACAGCATCTGTCCATATTTTATAAAACTGATTCATACCATGAGGTGTAGATACTATAATTAATTTTGTTTTTGTACCTGAAGAAATTGTAGGATAAACTGAACTAAAGAATTGCTCAGATATATTTGC